GATTTGCTCCGCGCACTACTGTACGCAGCTGATTTACATTATTCACGGACATTGTTGATCCTTCAATAAAGTTATAAAAGAACTGTAGTATATAAAAAAAGAAAATTGTTGTCAACCGTTGCTAAAGTTGCAAGTTGTCCAAATACTTCTGTAGATTATCGCCATGCAATTTTAGCAACACTGTTTCTTGTTCGCCCAATAGTAGCAATTGATCAATTTTCGCAATGTAGTACGGACAGGCCAATAATCTGCTCATTTGGATCATGGTACGATTTCGCATTGGCTCAGGCAACACACAGTCGTAAACAGGAATCTTGGTGAATTTTTTTATAAACTCAATGCCAGACTTGGTTAATCTTAGATTGTTTGGTTTGGTATGGATCCACCACCAAGACTTGATGAATTGAGGATATGTAGTCGTATCAGCGCCTGCGGCCTGCAAAATGCTTTCGGTATACCAACGCTGATTACGGGTAGATTTGGTCACCATGTTTCATCAACACAACAGTAAATTTGTCAGTTTTGAACAGGGTATTGAGTTTTTTTGCCAAGTTGATAGCATGTCCGCTGTTTGAAAAACTAACCTTCTTGTACTTGGGACCAGGGTACGCAACCAGCATGTTTTGGCTTTTTAGATTGATGGGTTGTTGGTCGTAGAAAACCGCCCATATACCTTCACTTGACAGCACTTGGTCGCTTTTGTAATTTAGTTTGTTTACATGCTCTAACAACACATTTGGTTTAGGTCTTGACATTGGAATCTTCCTTGAACTAGGTATTTATGACAATAACGGCGTAGTTTATTTAAACCCGCCGCCGTCCATGAATACACTGTTAACAGGTTCGGGATCTGATCTATTTTGCAATTCTGCTATCATTGACAACAAAGAAAAAATATCTGCATGTATGCTCCGTGCTTCCTCAGAACTCAGCATCAGCTGTTTGCTGTTTGTTTGATTCATCTGCCGGACTCTGTTGTTAAAATTTTGTATTGATAAACTATGCTGCATTGTTTGCTTCCTGTTCTGTATAAAATGGTCCTTGGAACTCATATCGATTCAAGGTAATGTTTTTGGGGCAAAACTGCAAACACCATGTGTGGTTGATTTTGATCAAGTAGTAACCAGCACAGTATAAACTTTTACTTTTTAAAGACCTGGAATAAATTGGCAGCTTGCGTTTGATATCGTACACCTGATTGTAGGCTTTGCCAACAATGGGATAACTGTATACATTATTTTCTTTTTCAGGTCGCTTGTTTGATATTGCTCGCTGAAATTTGATATGATAAGTTTGCTTTAAAATTTGCACAGAAGGAAAATATTCGCGGGTCTCTTGATATACATAAACAAAGCCTCCATCTTCTCGAGCTTGGATAGTGGCAATCCTTGTACCCCTATCTTCAACCACCCAGAACTTGTTTTTTACTACAGGTTTTGCAATACGTTCAGTCATCATGATTTTAATGTGTGGTGAGTGATAATTTTGCCCAGCTCGCGATCAAAATCTGTGGTGTCACTGATGACGTAAATGTCACGGTCTGCACCATAGGTATCTTTGTCAATCTCAACCACGTAACCACCGTGTGCTTCGTAAATGTTCAATGACATTTTTTTATTTGGGAATCTATGTCTTGATCCACCAACACTGCCTGTAATATCGTCAATTCTGATTGCTCCAGGCAGCGCAGCACCTAACGTGTATGTAGTTCCTGTATTCATAGAGTCTCCTAAGTCAATGGTAATATCGTGTGAATCTAAATCTAAAAAATTGGTATCTATAGTAACAGTGTTTGAGGTCATTGTTTTATCATTTCCATCATGATAGACTGTGATACCTGCTTGGCAAAGTCTTCTTCCTCTTTGATCATGTAAAGAGTGTGTTTGGTTTCGTCGTCATGTTTGTCGTACACATGGGTTTCAAGAATATGTCCACCTACACATGTGTACAATTTAAAAGTCATACTATCGGCCTGAATACAGGGATTACCGGTACCCTCATCATCTGTCCAAAAGTTATTCTTAGGTGGAACATTTATGCGGGCTCGTCGTGTCCGTTGAACTTGGCCAATTTCGTCTGCACGTTGTTGTGCTGTGAATTCAGCATCGTCCTCCCAGGCACGTTTGCATACCCTCCAGACAATTTTTCTAAACCATTTCATTTGCGATCTCCATAATTTATACCCATTCTCCTAACAGTATTGAAATTGTAAATGCAATACTCAAATATGTAAAAGAGTGTAGCAATTGATCCATGCCCATCCAAACCCAATACGCTCGGTCCTCGGTGGTCAATCTTACAACAACCCTGACTCCAACCCAGTCTATAACATAGTGTAACGCAGCATCAAGTGCAGCCAACATGACACAAGCTTGTATGCCCACAAAATGCATGAGTACCACATAGGTCAATGCACCGTGCAGTCCAGCATGTTGTAGCCCTCCGGTGCGCCCAAGATGGCCTTTGTCTTTGAACATTCTATCAGTTTGCCAACAAAAGTCGGCTAGAAAATGCTTGACAAACAGTAATGTCAATATTAACCAGATAGTCATATTAATAACGAACTACCGGACCAGGAGGCAGCGGTGGGGTTGGCAATCCAGCAGGTTGACATACAAATCTTCCGTAGATGCTGTAGTCGCGTTGGCCTAGTTCCCTGAACGCTTCATAACATGCAGCTTTATCATGATAGGTTCCCAGGTATCGCCAGTTACCGTGTTCTGTTCCGGTAACAGTGGAAATGGCCATGGTCCAAAGTAATAGTATATGTGGCATTGTTTGCTCTTTCTGTTTGATTTAACGCTGGGGATATTCTGCACTTAACACTTCGCTATATTGTGCAGCAAATTCGCTAAGTTTGGCCAAATCGTACTTGCCGCAAAATTTCAAGAATTGTGCTCCTACCATGGGCCTAGTTTGTTTTACAGCACCTTGTGCAATGGTGGTAGCAATTTTACCTTTGATATCGTCAGGTTGTGCAGTAAGATCAACTAGAGTAACATTTCTATTGTAGTCATCCAGCACACGATGTTCAATACCGTTGTGATCGGTCCACCGCTGTAGCATGAGATTGTTCCAGTTAAAACCTTTTTTATCTCTGTCCTCATATGCTTCTTGCAGGCCAACCTTGTTCTTGGAACCTTTGGTCCTAACACCTGGGTATGCACTGAACACATTGTCCGATGCATCGCCGCGCATGCATTTTTCAAACAAGATCCATGCGGGATCTGGAATCTTTTTTGGTTCTTTAGTTTTCTTGTCAACCACCAGTTTACCTCTCTTGTCCAGAATACCTTCTAGTGTATGCAGCTCGTCTGCAATACCGTTGTATTGATTCACGTTTGATGCTAGCAATTGATAAAAGTCTGTGTCGCTGCTGACAATGGTATGATGATCATTCGGATGACTTTGTATAAAGCCGGCGATAAGATCATCCGCTTCCAGTTCAGAATGTTGTAACACAGTGCAATTGGTCTTTTCAGTCAAGAATGTTTTAAGATCATCAAACGCTTCCCAAAACAGTCGGTCTTCTTCGGCTTCTGTTTCGGTTAAGGCAGCTCGAGCCACAGCACGATTCTTTTTATATGGTTCATAAAAATCTTTGCGCCATGAACGGCCTTCTAAGCAGAAGACCACATGATCGGCTTTTTGCTCGCGCCAGGCTTTGTTGACTGAACCCAATGTTACATGAATAGCAAAACCCAGTTTGTCCCATGTATCGCTTTGGCGATGGGCACTGTGTCGGGCACGAAAGAACGTGTTAGCTGTGTCTACAATTAGATATCTCATGTAGTAATATTAGCATATTATAACAATTGTGTCAAGTGCGGTAAAAGAAATTCTGCCCATTTTCTATGAGCATCCGCATCAAAATGGTAACTTGGTTTGGATTGAAATCCCGAATTGGTTAACCATTTGTAATAGGTCAAGTCAGGATCGTATGGGCCAAGATAGTTATTAAACCAGTCAGCTGGCGACTGCCGAAAGTAATTGTAAGTATTAAAAAACAAATGTGGGATTTTAAGATCCAATAATTCGGTATGTAGCTCGTATATATCTTTATGAGCCTGTTGTTCGGCCAACTCCCAATCTAAATTAACTATATATTCTTTGTATCGCTCTTTTACAGGATCTGGCCAATCATGTCCAACTCCACCGGCATTGACTTGCCAATACACATTCTCGTGCAACCATTCTTCACGTTCCCAAGTACTCCACCCAATAATAACAGCATCTGGTGTGCCTTCGTTACGAATATATTCGCGTGTGGTTCTTATTATCCTATTGTTTGAACTGGCTGATTCTGCATCGCAATGCAAAACAGCAGATAACTCATTGGCAATATTGCAGCCATAACTGACTTTTAGATTGTCTGGGTGCGACTGCCTGCCAAGCCCGTGATATAACCTGTCGTCTTTGGCAAAGCAGTAATCATTGACAGCTTCTGCGCCTGCGCTATGGCTATCACCGTTTACATATAGTATTGTCACGATACTTCGGTCCTTCCGCCGCCTAGATCCCGGCGATCCACCATTCTGGGTCTTGACTCAACTGGTTGATTGGCTTCCCATTGTTCATAATTTTCTGCAATGATGTTTTTACACACAGTTTGAAACCAACGATCCACAATATCTGCATCGGTATCATCTTTTTTCATTTGGAATCCGGCCTTGACCAATCTGGCAACAAACACATCGTTCCAGTCCAACTCAAACGCACCGTTGCCCACATCATCGGGGTCTAACTCCACACTAATCACATTCACATATGGTTCCTTGGCTTCAGTGGCCAGTTCCTTGGCTGTCTTTGCCTTGGGCTTGACTATTTTTGGTTTTTCTTCCAAAGGTTGTTTTGTAAACTTGCGCTTTAAATAATCAAACATTGTGTTGCCCTTTAAAATAGGTCTACCGCTTCCCACGGAAGGTCTGCCTTGCCAAAATGTCCGTAGTTGGTGGTACTGCTGTAAATTGGTCTAAATAGATCAAACCGATTGATAATGCCACGTGGTGTTAGATCCACGTTGTCTTGGATCCAGGTGGTCAATGCCGCACTATCACCATCACTTTCTACATAAAAGCTCATGGGCTTCTCAATGCCAATGGCATAACTGATTTGCACAGTGGCCCATGTTGCTTGTCCACTGGCCACAATGTTCTTGGCAAGATACCGCATCATGTAAGCTGCACTACGATCTACTTTGGTAGGATCCTTGCCAGAGAAGGCGCCACCGCCGTGTGGTGCATATCCGCCATACGTGTCAACAATGATCTTGCGCCCAGTTAGTCCGGTATCACCATCCGGACCTCCAATCACAAAACGTCCAGTTGGATTGATATAAAATTCCGTATTGGCATCAATGTATTTTTCTGGTAGCAGACTGCGGATTATAAGTTCAATGGTACTGCGTACCGTGTCAATGTCAACGGAATCGCTGTGCTGAGTACTGCATACTACCTTGGTAATGCGTACTGGTTTGTTATTGGCATCGTACTCGAATGTAACTTGACTCTTGGCATCTGGGCCAAGCCAGGCCACTAAAAGATTCTTACGTATACTAGTCAATGTTTCCACAATTCTGTGACTCCAATAAATTGCACTGGGCATATAATTATCAGTTTCGTTGCAAGCATAGCCAAACATGAGTCCTTGATCGCCGGCACCAAACGTGTCTGTGCCTAGTGCAATATCTGCACTTTGTGCATGCAACAAATTGGCT